GAAGCTCTCTTCTTTCGCAAAGTCTTTCGTATGAGAATCCTACTATTTCGTGTTTTATGCCCAAGCATTCTCTATTTAGAATATAGGATTTATGGCAGGCGAATCATTACAAGATCGCTCCACATTTGACTCAGAACGTTTTGCCAAAAAACTCGGAATTTATGTTGGCGCATCATTTGGTATTGTTCTTCTGCTCGGATTTATGGTTCTTTCTCCTAGTTTGATTATGAATGATTTTATTTACAAACCTCCTTTGATGCGAATCATTCTTGGTATCTATGCGTCGCTCTGTTTTATTTTCATTATTCCATATTATATTTTCATCGGAATAACAAATAATGCAGCATCCCCCAAAAAATATGCTCTTTTCCCCCTATCTTATGTGGAAAAATATGAATGGTTTATTTCAAACTATTTATTTGGAAGAAATAGTTGGATAAATACAATTTGGACACCCGATAATGATGTTATTAAACAGATGTCATGGTTAAAACAAACACCGCATCCTAAAGATATTAATCCTATTCCAGTTACACTTGAAACAATTCTCGGTTAAGCTTTCTCAAAAAAAGCAAGCAGCTCCGGCTGCCTCTTGATAAAATCCTTCATCTTATAATTTGTTAGCTTCACAAAAGGATTAGGATTTTCCCGCATTTTTTTCTTATCAAAGGTATTCTCTGAATGTGCCATTACAAGCATAACTTTGAAAGGATCTAGTTGAAGCATCGGCTCCGTATATTTATTAACAAATGATGTTTCTTCTGCATGAGTCACTGTTTCATCATATGTATGTTTCTCTAGGAATCGCCGACGATAAGCAAATGTACCATTTGTAGCGTGATTTGGCGCATAAGGTCCAAACTGATAAATTTTCTGAATATCGGTATAATACATGAAAATCTGCGAAGATCCGCAAATATCGTACTTTGGATTAGACATTAGTTTCTTTACAACATGTTCAACCCGCTCTGGAGAATAATAATCATCATCGTCCATACAGACAATAATATCTCCTTTTGCGACCGCGTTCAATTTGTTGCGCTTCATTCCAATGTTCATCTTTTCATCTTCTGCTAGATACACAATGTTAGTTAATCCAGAAGCATCTACTAGGTCTTTAATCTTATCGGTGCCATCATCTAAAATAACTAGTTCCATCCGATTCTGGGGATATGTCTGTGACAAAAAGCAGGCAATCATATGCGGAATGAATCGCCGGCGATTATATGTTGGGCAAACTACACTGACAAAAGGCCGTGACATCTTATCACACTAACACAAGAAGTCGTTAAGTCCGTTTCTGCTTACGAGTCTGTTTTCTATTTCTTTTTTTTGCCGGGAGTTTATCAGTATACATTTTTATAAAATACTTAATTTCTTTATCATATTTCTTATGAAGTGATTCTTGAATAGATAAAAATGTTTCACGCGTCATTTTAGGATCTTGTAAATAAGGACGAAGTTCTTCCTCAATTCTTGTACCATAATGTTTATTAATAAGTTGAATAGCAACAGGCTGTTCAATTTCACCAGCAAGCATACTATTTAAAATAGTTTTTATGAAGATGTTATCTAAATGATTTATATCGGGGTTGTCCTCAGGTTTAGCAAAGGGTGTAACAAGTTTCATAATAATTTCTGCTTTCTCTAACTGTTCTGTCTCTTTTTTAAGAGCATTTTTTGATTCTTTGGCCGCATTTATCTGCTTCCTTATAACACCAAGATTTGGAGCATTTGCTAGGGCTCCATTCTTTGACCGACGAGCAGTTGTTGCTAATCTAAGTGCTTGTGTTAATCTATTAACCATCTATTATTAGTTAGAGTAAATTATCGGGTGTCCTATAAAGTATGTCTTGTTTTACGAAAATTTGTCTGAATTTTTCATATGACGTGTCCTCTTTATGAGGGCTTTAGCCCTCCCATTAAGTATGTCTTGTTTTACGAAAAATTTGAACTAAAGCAGGCAACTCAAAAAAGCCAAAAAGAATCAGAAATGGACTACGCATTGAAGACCGTTGAAAATATTCTGAAGAATTCACTAACAAGTGAATCCGAAATGGCTCCTCAGCCCGCCCATATTAGACTTCCTCTTAAGATTCACCAGCGCGCTCTTCTAAATGCGGCCCGCAAACTAGAGACAAACAGACCTGCTGGAATTATCTGTGAAGATGGAGCAGTTATGTATACGAAGTATGGTGTTATTGCAGACCGTGTAGGTTCCGGCAAATCACTCGTTGCTCTTTCCTTGGCTGGAATGGAGCGTCCCCAGACAGAAATGTTCACCGCAGAGGCGTCCAATAATCATGATGTTGTTGTTATTAAGAAGCACGATGATACTAAAAAACTTCTAGCACGAGACTACATTCTAGCAAATACATCTCTGCTTGTTATTCCACATTCTCTCGTAAATCAGTGGGAACGCTATGTAAAGGACCAGACAACCTTGAAGACGTTGATGGTGAAGCAGCGTAAGCAGGCATCTAGCACAACAATGAAGGAGGATATTAAGAATCTCGATTTAATCATCGTCAGTTCAACAATGTGGAAGGATTTTGCCGCGCAGGAAAATGTAAATAAGATTTGTTGGGCTCGTCTCTTTATTGATGAGGCGGATACATGCCCCGTTTCCATTACGGGTGAAGACTCAGTCCGTGCTGCTTTCTATTGGTTTATTTCCGCCAGTTGGCTAAACATGGTATTTCCTTCATTTACAAATATCTGGCGTCAAGAGGCATCCAAACTGCTCTATCCACTAGCATGGGATGCCTTCAAAAACTCGGGAAATTATATCCGCATTGAGGGTGTTCGTCGTAATAATATTGTCAGTCGCATGTGTGTCTCCACGTCGCATGCCACTCTTCGTACAAATTACAGTTGGCGTCTAATTCTCCGCAATAATGAGGATTTTATCCAGCAGTCCCTCAAGATGCCCGAAATCATTCATCACCGGTGGATCTGTGCTATCCCGCAGAATGTTCAGCTTCTCCATGATATGATTGGTCCACAGGTAATGGAGATGCTTCATGCTGGAGACCACGAATCCGCCCTTGAAGCCCTCGGTATCCAAGAGGATTCCGCTACGAATATTGTAGAGGGTGTAACTAAGCATCTCCAGCAGCAACTGGATACAGCCATTAAGTTCCGAGACTATCGCATGTCAACAGTCTTTCCTTCCGAGAAGGCCAAGCAGGAGGAGAAGGAGAAGTGCGATGGAAAAATCGCCGAGATTGAGTCAAAACTTTCTGCACTGAAAGAGCGTGTAACAGAATACAAGGATAAGTCATGTCCAATCTGCTTCTGCGATCTAGAGAAGCCTACACTAACACCCTGTTGTAAGAATCTCTTCTGTTTTGTCTGTATGGTGGAGTCGCTCCGCCGTAATCCAGCCTGTCCCCTCTGCCGCGCAAACATTTCTCTCAGTCAACTCAAGGTTCTGGGTGATAAAGCACAACCAAAGGAAAAGAAGAAGGAGGCGAAGCCTTTGACAAATGAGGAGAAGACCAAAGCGGTCCGTCTTCTAGAGTTCCTAGAAAGCAATAAGTATGCCAAGGTTCTGCTCTTCAGTAACTACGACAAGACTTTCAACAAGCTGACGCCCATCTTTGAGGAGAAGGGCATTACATACAGCATGGTAAATGGGACTTCTGCTCGTATCCAGAAGATTATCCGTGAGTTCGGTGAGAGCAAGCATCAGGTTCTCTGCTTAAATGCTCGACACTTTGGAGCTGGTCTTAATATTGAGGTAGCAACCCATGTCATTCTGTTTCACAGGATGGCAGAGGAGATTGAAAAGCAGATTATTGGTCGCGCTTATCGCTTTGGACGTCAGGCAGAATTGGAAGTTATTCATCTTCTCCATGCCAATGAGACTGGAGCAGCGTATGATTCAAACCATTTTCTAGCTGCTCATGATCAAGGAAATGTTATTCTTCACCTTTAACTTTAGTGGCCTTCTTTCGGGGCACACGGACTGTAGGAACTGCGACTGTAGCAGCCACCGGAACTATAATACGAGAACCATGAATTGGACGAACAGTTGGTGGTAATAAAACTTCTAACCATTTTTCAAGACGTTCTGCGGGAGGCATTTCACGAACACAAGTTAATTCAAACCAAGCATTTGCTGTCTTAGAGGAAGCAGCAAAAGCAATGAGGATGCGATATGCTCCTTCAAACCCCGCATTCCGATGGGGCGATTTATGATTTGATAAGAAATCGCGGACTTCACCCAAATATTTAAACTGATTAAAGAGCCAGGATTGACGACTCAGAACAGCAGTATAAACCATCGCAACATCCTTCACTGGTTTTTTAATACTATTCATTAATTCAAAAAATAAACGGGTATTAACTGCTTGAAGTTTTGCGGTATATGAATAGGGAAATAAATTCCAGTACTGGAAGAAAAATGTATAATAATCAATTCTATCAGATTGAAGGATGTCATGTAAAAGTGTCCTATAGTATTGATATGATTTGCGCGTATCTGTAATATTACTCTTTAGCCAATGAGGGAGCGTTTCATGTAGGTGAAGGCCTGCCAAGTTCATATCGTTATTTTCCAAAGCCACTTCGCGCATAATATCCACTTGATTATTGAGAATCTGCATAACAGCCGCTTTCAGGTTCTCTAAACGACTAATCCGATTTGTGCTCTCAATTCGCGGTTTAAAATCCCCACTTTTATTCAATCCGTATTTCTGAACATTAGTACTCCAGATTTGAAGAATTTTCCGTAAATCTCCTTGGTGGAGAAGTGATAATTCCGTTACTGTATCAGGACTCGGAGTAACTGTCGGATGCTTTTTAATCAACAGATTCTGAATTTCACTAATAGAAGGCGGAATGATTTCAAATGAAAGACATAATCTCATTAGTGGACGATATTTCTTATCAGCCCACTCGTTACTTATACAGAAAATCGCATTTACACCCGTGTATTCTTTCAGGGCTTTAATAATTTCAGTAAGACCACCGCGGTCACCAGAAGACATTCCATCAATCTCATCCAAGATTACGCCAAGAGGACGATGGCCTTCAGGGCGGAAAAAATCAGCAACATTATTACTTTGAAGCAGGGGCTGAATTATTTCCGCAACTCCAGCACGGTTTCGCACATGACTAGCATTACATTCAACTGCTCGTAAGTTAGAAGCAGCACATACACGATATGCTAGAGTTGTTTTTCCTACACCGGGGCCTCCGTATAAAAATACAGCGACGGGATTGCGACGACCCGATTTACTTGCCCATTCTACAAGTTTTAGAAATATATCTTGATGAATTTCTTCAGCCATCCTGCTTTGATTTGTCCGTCCATGTTTTATATGGGCAGATAAACTTAGATTAAGTATACTACTATATTTTTACGCACAGCCTGTTCCAGCAGTGATACCCGCCCATGAAAGACCGCGACTCAGAGCATCGTTACACTTCTTCTGCTGGGTATCAGTTGCGGATGTTAAGAAGATGTAATCTTTTTCCTCAGGTCTAGGTGGTAGAAGAGGATCTGATTTCTTTAGACCGTTACGACGGGAAACACCAATAAAATCAACGCACATCATTTTGCCGTTTGTATGAGTCCCCATAAAAGTCAGATAGTCAGGGCAAGATGAAAGATACGGAGGCCAAGTGGGGTAAGTAAA